ATAGCATCAGCATAACCCTTAAGGTAGTTGTTTCCTTTTAGAATCTCCTTGGCGCTTGATAAATCGCCCTCAGACTCATTCACAAACTTATTCCATTTTTCTAATATTAGTTTCATTTTAGCCCCTAAATCTTATATAGCGAGGAAAGACCGTATGGATCTTTAACATAATTAGGTCTCAGCGTACCCTTAGTATCTGCATGTGGAACATCTCCCAGATCTGTAGAGTGTAAATCATCTGGTTCTACCTTTTGGTCTTCATCGGCTTCAAGATATGCGCCTACAAAGTCAAAATACGGTCGCTCTTCATTAATAAATTTATGAATATTCAAAAGAGCATACTTGGAGACATTATCATTCTCTACAAGCTTCGCCTCCATGGAGCCATAAATATTTCCGCCCTGAACGCTGTCGATTGATATGACTCCCTTTTTTCCGAGATAATTGAAGAGCCTATTTTGTGCGCCATATGCGTAATCATTCATCAAGTCTTTAGTGAACGAGACAACCTTGTTATTTTTTGCCATTATAACAATATCAATATCAGCATGATCGAATATGATTAAATTTCCGTCTAAAGTCTTTCGTGCGTTCAGTTCGATAGAGACAGACTTCGATGGCTGTGGGGATTCGCTAGGAGCTTCATCCTCTAGGGCGGCATCGCCTATTTTTACTAAGATTGCCATTAACTACTTATCTCCGTAACGAGGTTTTGAATTTTGAGAATTTTCAGAAGCGAGTCTCTGTTGATCTCAGAGTTTTTAAATCCTTCTAAAATGTCTACAACTTCTTTAGATTTTAATGACATCTCCGAATCTGCTTTCATTTCTTTCAAATCCATAGAGTCAATTAGTTTTTTCTTTAACTGACCAATCTCCTCATTTAAGAATATTTTAAAGTCTATTCCAGAATCAGAAAAAGAAGATATATATTTTACCAACAATTCTTTTTGGTTTTCCAACAAAGGCTTTGAATATGCGGTGTTAAATTTTTCAACGAAATTTCGAAAAACAACATTATCGATATGGTAAATCTTGTCAGCTTCAACTTCTTCTTTTAGCGAAATTGAATCAATTACCTTTCTCTCTAACAATACCAATTCTTTGATTGGCATGTCTTCGTCGAACAATTGAGATATTGATGCGATGCTCTTATAATTGGGAACAAAATTTGAATAGACACTTTTTGATAAATTCTTATTAACATCGTCAATCAGCTTTGTCTGGCTAGAAAATACCTCTTGGGAATTCAACCCAGAATACACTCGTCGAACTTCCGATACAACCCTTTCTGTGACCGCCGGCTCTATTGAGTTTGACTCCAAGAGCGTCATATATAATCCCAACTCCCTATTAAGGATCCTGCCCTTTTGGAAGTGCTCTTTTACGATGCCAAGAACTTTTAGTTTCCGGGTTTCATCTTTATTGACTATGCATTTTGCTATTTCAGCAATCAAGGCTTCATACAAAAAAGCTGTATTTCTCTTCTTATTATGCCTCATTCTCATGACTCTCATCCTCTTTGCTGAAGTTTAGACTATTAATTAATGACCTTATTTCAAAGTTGATTTCATGAAGTCTATTTTCTTCACCCAACTCTTGTTCATTATAAATAGGTTGCTTATCTTCCAACATTCCATTCCAAGTTGATCGTAAATCTTTTAATCCTGGAAAAGTGCTAGTAGTTGTTCCAACTTTAGGAGTGGCTGCCGAAAGGTGGCTGCCTAGGCGCTGACCTGTTCCATCTGTTCTCTTGTCTCTATACTTATGATAATATGCATGACCTTTAGCTTTTGGCGATACACTCTTCTCTGTTGGGGTGCTGGATTCTCCTGGTCTTGGAGACTCCCTGTGACCAGGAGGAGCGGCTAGTAGCGCGCTGTCGTCTTCTGGAGCCTCTGCTGTTTCCGCGGCATCCTCTGGCGCCATCTCTTCTGGGCCGCCTAGGTCGCCTAGGTCTCCGCCTTCTCCACCCATGTCGCCCATGTCGCCTAAACCGCCTCCGGATGCCTCGGCTGCTGCTGCTTCAGCAACTGCGCCGAGCGCTGCATCGAGCTTTCTATCGTGGAACATTTCTCTCTGATTGCGGACAACTTCCTCATCAGACAAGCCAAAGATTTTGTGAGCAACCCAGCGGCGCGAGAAGAAGCCTTCTGTTGCTGCTGCGGCAATGTCAAACTTCTGCTTCCAGTGCTCTAGTTCTTGAAGCTCTGCTATTTTAGAAGGATTATTTAATGACAGCGTAAACGCTAAAAGATCATCACCCCTAAACCCAAGAGTATACAGGTGAACAATCCCGATCTTCTCTAGTTCAGATATAATAACTCTCTGTAATCTCTGTATAGTTCTTGCAAATCTAATATCCTTCTGAGCAAGAGTTGCCTTATCTTCGTCTGCACCTTCTGCTCTCGAAAGATATGACGCAGGAATTTTTAATGCAGAAAATAGTTTGTCTCTCAAATATTTTACATCATCGATACCGCCATCAAATGTGGCGCCGGCGAGATTCTCTATTTTTGTTCCACCGGTGCCGCCTCGTTGGGGGATATAATAATCTTCCTCAATCGACATTGGATTATATCTGAGATCTACACGACCAGAATCTGGATCCATGACTTGGTGCCTCTTCATCTGTGTCATGACCTTTTGCATGTATTGTTCGACATCTTGTGGAGCAATTTGACCAACATCAACATAAAACACTCTTCTAGAGGGCGCCCTAACAATACGGTATGCCATCATTGCATCTTCAAGAAGAACCAATTGGCGCCAGATGCGGCGAGCGGCTTCTAGCACTGATGTGCCGTATGGGGCATGCTTATCATTACCTAAAATTCTAAAATGGGCAATTTGCCAATTCTCGAAAGTCATGGCGGCGGAGTTCCACTGATACTGGATATAGTTTGGATTTGTTTTGTCTTCGCCCTCAAGCCTTTCGACTTCCTGAGTCGGAAGTGGAATGACGGTTTGAATTCCCAGTTTCTCATCAATATCCATATACAAGAAGAAGTCGCCATACTTACACATTGTGCGGCACCAACCAAATAAATTTGAATTAACATTAAGAATATTAGCATAAAGAGTTGATAAAACAGCCCTTATTTCTTCATTGACACATTTAATTTTCAACATTTCCTGTAAATCAGAATGTGTTGTCATTTCATCAGCATATATATCCAGCGCTGATGCGATCTCTGGCGTGTATTCCATCTGATCAAAATCAACATATCTCTCGGATCTTCTCTGATTTGCCATGGCTGCGGCAGCGAATTCCTCAAAAGGATTATATGACGCTTTCTTGAATTGCTGACCGCTGGCTGATTTAAATATGTTCGAATATTTATCTAAATGCTGTCTTCGGATCCGGCGGCCGCTCTGGCTGCGATAATTAACAATCGGGCCAGAAAATAGTCGAGTCAGAGCTTTGAAAAGTTCTGATTGTGGATTTCTTGTATTTCTTTGATTATAGTTTGCCATTTCTATCCTTTATATAGCCATAAATATTCACTCATCTGGCTTTTAGCCTCTGAAATTCTTGAATTCTCTTTTTGCATCTTATAGCCTATCATTCCTGGTATTTTTGTATCTAATGATTTATTATTTGTCATGATCGAATTCAGGCATGCTTTCTGATATTCAATATCTCTTTTATTAACTTCTAATGCTGTATCTCTGACCCAGCACGATATAGCTAAAGCCATAACCAAGTCATCAGAATAAGAACGCATCGCTTGTGGTCTTCCGTTGCTCCAAATAAATGTTTTAAGTTCGTCTGCAACTCTAGAAGAATATATATTAATTAGTTTATTGCGAATGAATTCTTCTAATTTTGCAATAACCAATGGTCGAGTTTTTGAAGATGTAGTAAATCCAGGAACTGAATTGTTTACACTTTGAGCGTGCACACTGTCGATATATTCATGAGTTCCTTTTATGGAATAATAGATATTAGGATATTCTAACTCATTAAGTTTATCCAAAACGGATATCCCTACTCCAACATTTTCTACCACAAGTAGGCAGTTTCCGTATTCCTTTCCTATATGATTCAGCATGTTTGCATATGCATCAATAGATGGTTTTCCCTTATACTCTACCACAACTTCCATCGTCTCTAGCTTTACAATGTGGAAGGCAGAGCTATCCTTTCCATCGCCTCTGGCGACATCGGCAGACAGGAGATAGGAATTACCGGCATCATATTCTTCCCAAATCCACATGTTTCTATCAAAACCGGTTTGATGGCGAGGTTCGCGGATCCCCTCTAAAATCCTTTTGAGATCATCAGGGTGTATAACTGTCTCGCCTGATGTATTAAAGTTACACTCAAGCTCTTGAGCTATTTGTCGTGTTGACATGTTTTTTGTTTCTTTATCAAACCAATCCTGATCTCTGTCTGGATGTACATCCCATG